AGAAGGCGGCAAAGTTAAATCGAAGGTTAATCAGGCTGGTAATTATACGAAACCTGGTATGCGCAAATCTTTATTTGAGAGTATTAAAGCATCGGCTACGCAAGGTACTGCGGCGGGCCAATGGTCGGCTAGAAAAGCGCAGCTTTTAGCCAAGAAGTACAAAGAAAAAGGCGGAGGCTATCGTGGCTGAAAAGTGGATACAAAAAGCAATTAAGAAACCCGGCGCTTTAAAAGAAGCTATGGGAGTTAAGAAAGGCGAAAAGATCCCCGCTAAAAAATTAGCTGCTGCGGCTAAAAAGCCCGGTAAAATGGGTCAACGCGCTCGTTTAGCACAAACCTTATCTAAGTTGAAAAAGTGAATGTCTTTAGCAAAATCACAGCGTTCTTTAAAGGCTTGGGGCGACCAAAAGTGGACAACCAAGTCGGGGAAAAAGTCGTCCGAAACCGGCGAAAGGTACCTGCCAAAACGAGCAATAGAAGCCCTAAGTCCGCAGGAGTACGCAGCAACAACGCGAGCAAAACGAGCGGGAAAAGCCAAGGGAAAACAGTTCGTAGCCCAGCCACCAAAAGTAAAAGCAAAAGTAAAACCTTACCGAAAGGTTAAGTAATGTCTACATCTGGTACAACCGCATTTAATTTAGACCTCAATAACCTCATTGAAGAGGCTTTTGAGCGCTGTGGTACTGAGCTGCGCACTGGTTATGATATGCGTACTGCACGTAGATCTTTAAATTTGCTGACTATTGAGTGGGCAAATCGTGGTATTAATTTGTGGACTATCGAACAGGGTCAGATCCCAATGGTTACTGGACAGGCTATTTATCCAGTGCCAGTAAATACAATTGACCTTTTAGATCACGTAGTGCGCCAAAATAATGGCGTTACTAGCAATCAGATTGATATTAATATCAGCCGTATTTCAGAGTCCACTTATTCTACTATTCCAAACAAATTAGCAAATGGGCGCCCCATTCAAGTTTGGTTTAACCGACAATCAGGTCAGTCTAATACAACTACGGTGTATCTAGCACAGTCTATAAGTTCAACTGATACGTCAATTACTGTTAGTGATGCTAGCGCCCTTCCTATTGGTGGGTTCGTTAAAATAGATAACGAAATTATTGGTTATGCTAATGTCGTAGGTAATGTGCTGACTAATTGCTACCGTGGGCAAAACGGCACAACTGCTACAAGCCATACCGCTAGTACTACTAATTTTTTAACTGTACAGAATATTCCATCTATTAATGTATGGCCCACCCCAGATGCTGGTGGCGGCCCTTACACTTTTGTGTATTGGAGATTGCGCAGAATTCAGGACGCCGGGTCTAATGGCACGGTAGAGCCAGATATTCCCTTTCGCCTGCTACCTTGTATGGTGGCTGGATTGGCTTTCTATATGGCACAGAAGATTCCAGAAGGACAGGCTAGACTACCATTTTTAAAGGCAGAATACGAGGAGCAATGGCTCATGGCTTCTACGGAGGACAGAGAAAAGGCCGCTTCTAGGTTTGTGCCTAGGACGACTTTCTATGCCTAGTAAATATAGTAGTGGCAAGTTTTCAATTGCCGAATGTGATAGATGTGGACAGCGGTATAAGTTAAAAGAACTTAGAAAGCTGGTTGTTAAGCAACAGATAAAAAACATTAAGGTTTGCCCCACATGTTGGGATCCAGATCAGCCTCAGTTGTCGTTAGGTTTTTATCCTGTAAACGACCCACAAGCTGTACGGGAACCAAGACCTGATGTAAGCTATAAGGTATCTGGAACAAGCGGATTGCAGATTAGTGATACAAATGCAAATACGCCAAATGCAGTAGGTTATCCAGAGGGTGGTAGTAGGGTGTTTCAATGGGGTTGGTATCCTGTTGGTGGGGCAAGCGGTACAGATGATGGGCTAACGCCAAATTTTTTAGCCGCGCAAAGTGCTGTCGGTAATGTAACAATAACTGTAACTTAGGAGCAGAAAATGTATAAACGTGATGCAGATGGTGTAGCCAAAAAAGGCAAAACCGAAGGTAAAAATTTAGGCAATAGCGGACCTACTGCCCCAATTGAAAAAGCCAAAACCGCCAAGCATGGTGTTAGTTCTATGGCTATGAAGAAAATGGGTCGTAATTTAGCTCGTGTTGCTAACCAAGGGATGCGTAAAAGCGCTGGAAGGGGTCGATAATGGCTAAGTTTTCTAAAAAAGTAATGGGTAAAGAAGTTGGTGCGGCTGAAGTTTACGCTAAACCACACACCATGGCTGGTAAAGAAGTTACTACTGCCGAAGGCGCAGTTGTTAAAAAAGGCAATCAGTCTAACGAACTAAGACCATCTATTGGTAATGTATTTATTAGCCAACCAGAGACAAAAACTTCTGGTATTAAGATTCGTGGTACTGGCGCCGCTACCAAAGGCGTAATGGCTAGAGGCCCAATGGCGTGAATTACACCCAGCTATATCAGGCAATAGAAGCCTACGCTGAAAACTATGACACCTCCTCTGGGGGTTTCATAGAGAATATCCCTGTCTTCGTTCAAAACGCAGAACAGCGGATTTATAACAGTGTACAGCTTCCATCGTTACGTAGGAACTCTACAGGTGTAGCAACGGACGGGAATCCCTATTTATCTGCTCCTAATGATTATTTAGCATCTTTTTCCCTAGCCGTTATTGATCCTGTAACAAACGAGTATGAGTATCTATTGAACAAAGATGTAAACTTTATTCGTCAATCTTACCCAAACCCAACCGTAAAAGGTAAGCCAGCTTACTATGCGTTATTTGGTCCACAGTTTTCTGCTCAGAACGAGTTAAGTTTTATCCTTGGCCCAACCCCAGATGCCAACTATACGATGGAGTTGCACTACTATTACTATCCACCTACTATTGTCCAGGGCGTCATCAATGGCACTAATGGTTTAACTGGCGGGTCTTTATACACTAATGGCTATTATGAAAATGTAACCCTAATTGGTGGTTCTGGCGTTAATGCCGTAGCGGATATTGTAATTAGTGGTAATGCTGTAACAAGTTGTACTATTAAAAACGGTGGTTCGTTCTACACTATTGGTGATATTTTAGGTACTGATCCTAGCAATATTGGCGGTACAGGCTCAGGGTTTTCTATTACTGTCGCCTCTGTATCGAATGCCACAGGCACTTCTTGGCTTGGCGATAACTTTGATTCCGTCCTTTTGTATGGATCTTTGTTAGAAGCTGGCACATTTATGAAGTCTGATAACGATATTATGGCTGTTTATCAGAAGCGGTATGATGAAAACCTATCTTTACTCAAGCGTTTAGGCGATGGACTAGAGCGTAGAGACGCATACCGTAGCGGTCAATTAAGGATTCCTGTAACGTGATTTCTCAAACCCAAACCACCTCATTTAAGGAAGAACTGTTTAAAGGTATCCAAGACCTTTCTACGGATACTCTTTATATTGCCCTGTATACAGCCCTTGCAGACATTGGCGCAGATACGACCGCTTATACAACCAATGAAGAAATTACTGGTACTGGGTATACTGCTGGTGGGCAACAACTAACAGGTGTAACAATTAACACCTATGATGGCACGGTTTATATTAACTTTAATAATGTCGTCTGGAACCCGGCAGCCTTTACTGCCCGTGGGGCTTTGATTTACAATGTCTCTAAATCAAACCGTTCAATTGCAGTATTGGATTTTGGGTCAGATAAAACTTGTAGTAATACTTTTACGATTACTATGCCGTCTAACACATATACAACAGCGTTAATCCGCTATTCTTAAGGAGTATTTATGCAAAAAGAACTATCAAATTTTGGCGATCACGCTGTAGCTACTCTACAAGCCAATGCCGTTGGGTCTGAAACTGTAGGTATTGAAGGCCACTATCACGTAGTATGCCGTGATAAAGACGGCAATGTTAAGTGGGAAGAGAAGTTTCCAAACCTAGTTAATGCTGTTGGCAAACAGTTAATGTTAGATACCTTGCTAAAAGGGTCTGCTTATACCGTTGTTGGTCCATATTTAGGTCTAATTGACGGCTCATCACCTACCTTTTTGGCTGCGGATACGATGGCTTCCCACTCTGGTTGGACTGAATTTACCAATTACACCGTAGGCGGTTCGGCTGTTCGTGGAACTGCGGTATTTGCTTCCGCGACTTCTAGCGGTTTGTCTCCATCTAACGTTACTACCTCGGCAGCTACAGCGATTACCTATACGATTACGGGTGGTGGCGGTACAGTTGGAGGATGCTTTTTAGTAACTGGATCGGGTGCTTCGGCAACTCAAGGCAACACTTCTGGAACTTTGTATAGTGCAGGAGCGTTTGCAACGGCTAAAGTTACTACTGCTGGCGATACCGTATCTGTAACTTATAGCACTACAGCAAGAAACTGCGTCAGCTCCAGGAACAGGATCAGTAACACTTCTTGGGGCTGTAACAGGCTATCAGACCTTTGCCGTCATTGGCAACGGGAATACAACCTTTTACACGATTGCGGATCAAGGCGGTTCTAACTGGGAAGTAGGTGTCGGCACATACAGTACGACTGGCCCAACTCTGGCTAGAACAACCGTATTAGCGTCTAGTAATGGAGGCTCATTAGTTAACTTTTCTAGTGGAACTCAGTCAGTTTTCGTTACGTATCCCTCTGAAAAATCAGTAAATTAAGACGCAAGTGGAAACGTTTCTGCCCTTGGAACTGTATCTTCTGGTACATGGCAAGGGTCTACGATTGGTGTAGCTTATGGTGGTACAGGAGTTACTTCCTCTAGTGGTGCAAACAGCGTCATGCTTAGAGACGCTAATCAAAACACTTCCATCAATCGTTTAAACCAAGCCAACACTTCTGTAACTGCTTCTGGTGGAACAACTACATTAACGGCTGCGTCTTCGTATTCTCAGACCCTAAACGGCACTGGGAATCAGACTTTCCAAATGCCAGACGCTACAACTTTAACAACGGGCGTAGCATTTATATTTAACAATAATGCCACTGGCACATTGACTCTAACAGACTATGCGTCTGCAACTATTGGAACCTTAACGTCTGGAGGTGCTTGCGAGCTTGTTCTGTTGAGCAACGCAACAGTAGGTGGCACATGGGATGTCCATGGATTTTTACCTGAGAACGTTACTTGGGGAACTAACGCTTTAAATTTAGGGTCTACTGTTATTACCAACGGCACTTGGCAGGGCGGTACTATACAGTCAGGATATGGCGGTACAGGGCTAACTACTTTTACAGCTGCTAACTACGCTCTTTACTCTACCTCTGCATCGGCTTTAACTGCGGGTACTTTGCCTGTTGTTGCTGGTGGAACGGGCGCAGTAACTCAAACGGCTTATG